GCACAACTTGCGTCAACTCAACTAATTCGTGATCCTAAGAGTGGGAAGCAAGTGGTTGGGGATTTAGCCTTTAAGGGTGGTCAGGCAACATATGTTGCAAGACCTTCAACTGCATCTAGGGATTCAAATGCAACACCTGGAGGTGCGTGGAGAAATGTACAAAGATCGCTAAACTTTGGTGGGCAGCGTGAAAGAGATGCTGCAGCATCAAAGCGGGAATATAGAACTGCATTGCAGAATACTCAGCAGTATACTAAGAAGCTTGGCATAACCCCACAATCGGCAGCTAAGCAAAAACTGCCTGGATATGGCAAGGCTTGACAAAACTTAAAATGTGTAATATACTTAGGTTATACGCATCAAACTATGAAGGATAAACAAATTATCAGATTGGTAAAAAATGCTTTAAAGCAGGAACATTTATATACTCCTGAAGAAGTTCAATATATGGGGATGCAGATGGACCGTGCAATTCTTCGTAAAAAGCGTAAAAAATTCCTTAAGAATAATTTATTCAATGAAACAGACAGTTAATCTAGTAACGGTAACTCCCGGAGCTGAACCGCATATTGCCTATTGTGCTCGGGTTTCAAACCCAAAAAATCAAGAAAATGGATCTTTTGAGGGATTAATTAAGTATTGCATCAAAAATCAACACTGGAGCATCTTTGAACACGCCTATATGACCCTGGAGATCAATACGTCTCTTGCCATTGCAACTCAGATTCTTCGCCATCGTTCTTTCACCTATCAGCAATTTTCTCAAAGATATGCTGATAGTACTGAATTGCAACTAGAACTTCCCGTTCCAAATCTTCGCAAGCAGGATACTAAAAATCGTCAGAATTCCACTGACGATCTAGATCCTGATTTTGTAGATCTTATGCAGAAGAAGATTCAAACATATTTTGATCAAGGTCTATCTCTGTATAAGCATATGCTAGATAATGGTGTTGCTAAGGAGTCTGCAAGATTCATACTTCCTCAAGCAACCATGACCCGGCTATACATGACGGGAAGTGTTAGATCATGGATTCATTATATTGATCTTAGGAGTGCTCATGGTACTCAAAAAGAACACATGCAAATTGCTGAGGAGTGTAAGTGTATTTTTGTTGACCAATTTCCAACAATATCTGCAGCACTGAATTGGTCTTGTGTAGATGCTCCTTCAATTATTATAACTTAAAATTATGCCAACCTACAAATTTAAAGATAATGCTACTGATGAGGTGTTTGAAAAGTGGATGTATATGGCTGAACGGGAAACCTTTCTAGCCGAAAATCCAAATCTAGTACAAATTCCATATGCTGCCAATACCATTAGTGGTGTTGGTGATTTTCAGAATAAGACTGATGGTGGATGGAATGAAGTTCTACATCGTGTTTCAAAAATTCCAGGTTCAGTAGTAAAACCCTACAAGTAAAACAAATGGCAAGAAAGAGAACGTCTAATCAGCCTTCCGCCAATCTTTCAATAAAGGAGACGAGAAGAAAAAAACCGATTAATAATGACCTTCTACTTGACATTAAGCCACTTACACAAAATCAGGAAAAACTATTTGATGCATATTCTGAGGGGAAAAATCTTTTTGCTTACGGCTGCGCTGGTACTGGTAAAACTTTTATTACTCTATATCTTGCTCTACGGGAAGTTTTAGATCTACTTACTCCCTACGATAAAATTTACATTGTTCGTTCACTAGTAGCCACAAGAGAAATTGGATTTCTTCCAGGAACTCATGAGGATAAGGCATCCCTTTATCAGATTCCTTATAAGAATATGGTAAAGTATATGTTTAAGCTGGAGGATGACAGTGCCTTTGAGGGATTATACAATAATCTCAAGGCTCAGGAAACGATTAGTTTCTGGAGTACGTCATTCATTCGGGGAACTACCCTAGACAATTGCCTCATCATTGTGGACGAATGCCAAAACTTGAATTTTCATGAACTTGATAGTATAATTACTAGAGTTGGTGAAAACTCTAAGATCATGTTCTGTGGTGACGCCACTCAAACTGACTTGATACGACAAAACGAAAAAACTGGTATTATTGACTTTACAAAAATTTTACATGCAATGCCTGAATTTGCATGTGTTGAATTTGGTGTTGATGATATTGTACGTTCTGGTCTGGTTAAGTCTTACATTGTAAACAAACACAACCTAGGATTATAATGTTTAAGCATATTGAGATTGAACTTCCAGAAATGGAATCGACTACACTTGATGGAATTCGCTATTATCCAACACCTACGGGTAATATGTACCCCTCAATTACTTCAGTAACTTCTCACTACAATCGTCAAGTCTTTAAGGAATGGCGTGAACGAGTTGGGAATGTTGAAGCTGATAGAATCTGTAAAGAATCTACAACGAGGGGTACAAATTTTCACCAAATTTGTCAAGATTACTTAGAAAATAAATTACTTGAATCTGATAGATATGACGAAGAAGCCTACTTCATGTTTGACTCTGCAAAAACGGAGCTAGACAACATAAACAATATTCATGCAATTGAAAGTTCACTATACAGTGACTATTTTGGTATTGCAGGAAGAGTTGATTGTATTGCTGAATATAGGGGAGAGCTTGCGGTTATTGATTTTAAAACTTCAAAGAAGATTAAACCTGAGGAGTGGATTCAACAGTACTTTGTTCAAGAAGTAGCTTACGCCTGCATGTATCACGAATTGACTGGAAAGGTGGTAAAACAACTGGTCACCATTATGGTAACTCCTGAAGGTGAGGTTAAAGTTTTTATAAAGACAAATTTGGGAGTTTATATTGCTCTACTTACTCGATACATTAAAAAATTCATAGAAGAAAAACTGCAGGCTTATGGAAATTCTCACTGATCTACAACGTGAACTTAAGAATAAATTTTTAAGTCAATCTAAATTTTCTACTGAGATTGAAAATTTTGTTAAAACTGGCAATATCAATTATATTGAAGCTATAGTTCAATACTGCGAAACCAATAGTATTGATATTGAAAATGTTCCAAAGCTTCTTTCAAAACCACTGAAGGAGCGTTTGAGATGTGAGGCCATGCAGTTAAACTATCTTCGTAAATCTTCTAAGGCAAAACTTGCAATATGACACCACATGAATGCTATAAAACTTACTTAGCATTTAAGAATCATTTCAATAGAGAAAATTTTGATTACTTTAAGTATCATGGAAAGACAAATGCAAGTGTGAGTGCATTCAATAAGAGAAATGATCGTTATTTTTTTGAAAAACTTTCAAGGCAAAAAAATGATGGGGAAATTAAAGAATTTTTTCTTGCAAGCTTTATTGAATGTACAGATTCTCAAAAATTATGGATTCGAGAAATTATAAATTGTGGAAACACCTACTACAATACTTGGAAATCTAGAACTGATAGTTTAACGTATACCTTTAAGGAAAATATCAATACTCTATTGGATGAAAATTGTAATTTAGATGATGTAATGTTTTGTGAATGTGGAAAACACTCAAAATTGATTAAATTGCATAGCATAAATAAGGTGTCCATAGAAACTATGGTCATCCTTGATCACATCTTGCATTATGTCAAAAATTATGATAGAATATTGAATGATCCAATTTGGAAGTTTTATAGTATGAGGATTAGGAAATATCGACCATTTATGCAAATTGAATCGGATACCTATAAAATAATTTTAAAGGAGAAAGTTACAAATGACTGAACAGCAAACTCATCTTAAAAGCTGTGTCGAACAGCAAAGGCAACTCGTTGGCGACATTCAAAATCTTAATAATCAATTAACAGAAAAGCGGGAGATCGCATTGAAGCTTCAGGGTATTATTGAATATCTTACTGGCCAGGGGGTGGAACTACCTACTGATGATGAAGCACAAACTGAAGGTCCTGGTGATAGCACTGGAGGAAAGGTGACCAAAGCTGATGAGTGATTTATTCAATTCTGAATTAATTAGAAAAGAAGTCTCTGAGATAAGTGCTCTCCAGAAAAAAATTCTGGAGAGAAGTTCTTCTCGGGATGCATTTGATATTGATCACAAATTTGAACAAATTGAATTACTCAAAGAACTAGTAGAAAGACAAAAACTTATATACACACGATTTTCGTTAATGGAGGATCCAGAGGCTAAGGATGTTCTGAAAAGAATGATAGCCACTGCACGGGGACTTAACGATATGCCCCCAGACACTTCACTCTATGAGTATTTTGCTCAAATGGAGAAGCGAATAGATCGTATGCTGCAAGGTTTTACTGATGTCCGGGATGCCCTTGACAATCTTGATTGACCCTGCTATGATGAACAAGTACAAACGATCCAACACATCCAAAACATCCAATGTCATTTTCAAATCTTAAAAAACAATCCAATCTCGGCAGTCTTACTGCAAAGCTCGTCAAAGAAGTTGAAAAACTGAATAGTAATTCTAGTGGAGCTTCAGACGATAGACTCTGGAAGCCCGAAGTTGATGGAACTGGTAATGGGTATTCCGTTATTCGGTTTCTTCCAGCACCTGACGGTGAAGAACTTCCGTGGGCAAAGCTTTATAATCACGCCTTTCAGGCAACTGGCGGCTGGTTAATCGATAACTGTCTCACAACTATTGGTGGAAAGTGCCCAGTATGTGAATCTAACAGCATTCTTTGGAACAGCGGTTCTGATGCAAACAAGGAAATCGCTAGAGCACGTAAGCGTAAGCTTTCCTACTTCTCGAACATCTATGTGATTAAGGATCCAAAAAACCCTGAAAACGAGGGTAAGGTATTCCTCTTTAAGTATGGTAAGAAGATCTTTGATAAAATCCAAGCGGCAATGAAGCCGGAATTTGAGGATGAAGCAATTGTAGATCCCTTTGACCTGTGGAAGGGTGCAGATTTTAAGCTGAAGATTAAGAAGGTTGCTGGTTATTGGAATTATGACTCAAGCGAATTCTCAGCTGCAGCACCTCTTCTTGGTGGTGATGATGATCTTCTGGAAGAAATCTGGAAGAAGGAATTCTCTCTGAAGGAGATTATTTCTGAGGACAAGTTTAAGACTCATGAGCAACTTAATGCTCGTTTAGAAGTTGTTCTTGGTAAGGCTGCAGCAACTAAATCAGCTCTGGTTGACGAATCCTTTGATGATGAAGAAGATGGGCGAGGATCTGTTTCCTCCATCGCTTCAACTGATGATGAAGACGATGCACTTAGCTACTTTCAAAAGTTGGTAGACGACTGATTGAGTTAATAGGCCTCCCCTCTGGGGAGGCTTTATAGTATGCAGGGACTTTCAACTCGTATTGTTTTTTCGTCTACAAATTCGGAAGACCTAGTATACTGGAATATGCTTCGTAAATCCTTCTCTAAAATTGGAACGTACTCACGTCTCAGTAGAAGTATTGACCTCTTTTCATCATTCTTTTGAATTTCATATTCTAAGTTGGTGATTGCATTAACTGGATTTGTTTCTTCGACAACATTATCATCAACATATCTAATAGTAAAATTTTGCGGAACCTTTATTCCACTCTTAAGTATAATGTGATTCTTTGAATTTTTAACTTCAATAGTCTCATAGTATTTTACCTGCTCAAGCTCAGCCTCCGTATATTTCTCATAGAGATGATTGTATAAGATCTTCTGCGGCATTGGCCAATCTTCACGTACATTTTGAATGTTGTTGGTGACTAAGATTATCCAGTCTAACCCTGAATTATTGTAGTACTTTTCTGCAACATTATCTGGACGATCATCTCCAATGATTTGGTAGTCTTCAAATGCTACATAAATGTCAAGTAGGCCATCAGATATCTTTGCGTACTTGAATAAATTTTTAATCAGAGTATAATCATGAGAAGACTTCTTACCATTTCTCAGTGATGGATATAGTATGTTCGGTAAATTTTTAAAGTATGCCATTAGATTCCTACGTCGTCTCCGGTTGATGAGCTATACTCATTAGCAAAAATTGGAGTTAATTCTGCAAATCTAGTAGTAAGTACAGTTGAAACTGGGTGAGAATCTTCATAGGCTGCCCACCCAACTCCATCTGGAGTATGATCTGCAGAAAACCCAGTTAGAGCACAAATCTTTGGTTTAGGAAGACTCTTATTTGGAGAACCATCCATTCTTTCATATGTCATCACAAATACGTTGGGAGTTTGAAGTAAAACCGCACTCCCATCAGTAATTCTGGGAAGCATATTTACCTTCAAGAATCTAATAATCTTTCTTAATTCTTGTGCCTCTGCTGCAGATCTTGGAGATAGTTTCCAGTTTAATTCAAAAACTCTAAGTGATGGTGCTCTGAACAATAGTTCAGCATTTGCATTTACGGTCTTTCCGGTAGATCTTGTGAGAAGATCTAATGGATTTACCTGTTGCCCAATTCTAGAAATGATAGAAGAAATAGCATCATTTTTGATAATTCGTTGCAGATCTGGACCCCCAGATGCATATGACTTGATGAGTGATCCAATTGCAGTTGCATTTGCTCCAATACCAAGTATATCTCCAAATGCCTTGACTGATCCTAATGCTGCAGGCAATTCTTGCATTCCTGCAATATTTCCAACCATTGCAAATCCAAGAGCTGAAATATCGGAAATGCCCCACTCAGTCTTTAGGGTATCTCTAACTTCACTTGGCATTGGTAGAATTACTTCTCCCTGATAGTTCATTCCCTTAGGAACTGCTTGATTTAGTGATGCCATTCCAAATTTTGCAATGGCACCTACAGATGGCTTTGATTTTGGAACACTCTCAAGAAATCCCTCCTGAGGCGGAGTATACTTTAGAGCCTTTATTCTTATACAATCTTGAGAATTTCCTCTTGATCTAGATGCATCTGATTTGTTTGCAATTAGATCGATTGGAAATATGTGAACCCCAGTCGTGATTGGAGCTTCTGGG